AACAACATACCATCATCGCAATTTGCATTTTTAGGCGCAACTCTTGAAAAAGAGTCGCATGGTTTAATCACTCGCAAGGATATATTTCCTAAGTCCTGGCACATTATTTGGCCCGAACTACAATGAATAGAGAAGAAATGTTACTTAAAATGCTTGCAAGAGCAGATGAAGAAATTAAACAATTACAATACAAAACTGATTTTTTAACAAAAGAATTATCACAACTTAAAGAACGATTAAACTATATGGATCATCAAGTCTATGGGGGATCAACAAAATGAAAATTGCCGTAAAAATCATTAAGGAAAACGAAGATGGATCAGCCAACGCTCAAGTTGACTTTGACAAAGAAGGGCTTGAAACCCTTGTCCAATGGGGTCTTGTGGGTATCCTTACCAAAGCAATTGATGAGTACCGAATTAAACCCGAAGAAACTGAGAATGTTATTCAGCCAAAAAGAACTAAAAAACAGAAATAAGTAGTAAAATCTATGGACAGGCTAGGGTAGCACCCGAACAGCGATTAGTCACCGCCCGCCCAGTCCACCTTATTTTGACTGCCTTTGACACAGGAATTGTATGCAAAAAGCAGATATATGGATGCCCCTTTATATTGGGGATTATCTAGCAGACACAGCTAGACTTACCACCGAACAACATGGAGCATATTTATTGCTTCTTATGGATTATTGGCGATCTGGTCGATTGCCCGACAATGATCAAGTTTTAGCTCAGATTTCTAAATTAACACCCGATGCTTGGAGCAATGCTAAAGCAATGCTAAAGCAATTTTTTAGTATTTCAGATGGTTATTGGATTCATACAAGAGTTGAAAAAGAATTGGCTCTTGCAATGCAAAATAAAGCCAAAATGCACGAAAGAGCATCAAAAGCTGCACAGGCTAGATGGGATAAACAAGAAAATAATGCTACAAGCAATGCACAAGCAATGCTTAAGGAATGCCCATCACCTTCACCATCACCTTTACCTTTAACAACAACTAATAAAAACATAGCACCACCTAAAGGTGTCGATGTTTCTTTATTTAAAGATTATTTAGAAGTTCGCAAAGGCAAGAAAGCAAAATGGACTGAAACTGCTTACAAAGGATTACAAAGAGAAGCTGATAAAGCTAAAATGACTCTTTCAGAAGTAATGCAAATGTGTTGTGAACGTGGTTGGGCAGGATTTAAAGCCGAATGGGTAAAAGAAGAAGTTACTAGACACAAACAACTTCCGCTAGTAACAAACGAACAAATTGAAGAAGCATATAAAATTGAGTGCGGTAAAGACCCAAAATTAGCTCGTTTTGGAAGCTACTACGAAATGAAGGATTATGTCATCAAACAAAGGGAACTGCGATCTAGAACACAAGCATAAATGCGCTGTAAGGTATTTGTTGCACTTACGCCACACAAAAGGATTAAGTTGGTTTAGGAACTACATTACAGACAAAAACTTTAGTAAAGTGGCATTAGACGATTTTTTTGAGCAATACAAACATGGAAACAAGGGGGAATACAAATGCTGGAAAAATACATTGTCGGGGCAACAGGGATTGGGTATTTGATCACCGGAGTTCTACAGTTTCAAAAAGGAGCTACAGCTAATTCAATTATTTGGATTGGCTATGCTATTGGGCAAACTGGGCTTTGGTTGAATCTTAAATGAATAAGGTTTATTTTGGGGATTGCCGTGATTCCATGCGCCAAATGGCAAAAGAAAACATAAAAGTGCAAACTTGCATTACAAGCCCACCTTATTATGGTTTGCGTGATTATGGGCATGATGGACAAATAGGCAACGAACAAACACCAAAAGAATTTATTGATAATCTTGTTGAAGTTTTTGCCTGTGTTTGGGATGTATTGAAAGACGATGGAACTTTGTGGGTCAATCTTGGAGATAGTTACTACAATTACAGACCAGGCAAAGGTCAAAGAGTTGTTGCAAATTCAATAGCAAGTCAAAAAGCATCTGAATTTGAACATAGCGCAAAGCGTGGAAATAAACTTGAAGGATATAAAGAAAAAGATTTAATGGGTATGCCTTGGAGATTAGCATTTGCTTTACAAGATTTTGGCTGGTATTTGCGTCAAGATATTATTTGGCACAAACCAAATCCAATGCCAGAATCAATGAAAGATAGATGCACTAAAGCCCACGAATACATTTTTTTATTAACAAAAAACCAGAATTATTATTTTAATCAAGACTCGATTAGAGAGCCGCACAAACGATTGTGGGATGAAACAAATGGCGGCAATATGTCTGATGTTGGTCACAAAAAACATAATGGAATCCAACAAAAAAGCACCCACCCAAAAGGCTACCCATTGCCAAATGAACTTGGTGCAAACAAAAGGTCTGTATGGACTGTTAATACAAAACCATACTCAGGGGCGCATTTTGCGGTGTACCCAGAGGAATTAGTAGAGCCAATGATTTTGGCTGGTAGCAAAGTAGGTGATATTGTTTTAGACCCATTTTTTGGAAGTGGAACTACAGGGCAAGTAGCACAAAATTTAGGTAGAAAATGGATTGGTTGTGAACTTAATAAAAATTATGAATCTTTGCAAAACGAAAGATTACAGCAAACTGCAATGGAATTGATATGAAAGAATTTAATCCATACAACGCTTATGATATTTACGAAAAATTTAAATTGGATTATTCAAAAGCTAAAGGTTATTTAGCAGGACTTGGCGAAAAAAAGAAAATGATTGTTGCCATTATGATGAAAAAATCTAATGAATCTTCTTTAGGCGCACAAGAACGTGAGGCTTATGCTTCAGCAGAATATGAAAAATATTGCAATGATATTGATGCAGCAACAGCAAATGAAGCATTGTTAAAATTAGAACTTACCCAAGCTCAAATGGAATTTGAAGCCTGGCGATCTGAACAAGCCACAAACCGAAACATAGAAAGAATAACAAGATGACAGATTACGCAGACTCATTACTTAAATTAAATAGACTTACTAAATCTTTTCTTAATGCAGTATTAAAAAATCGCAAAACAGAAGCGTATTTGATCGCTTGTTCTATTACTGAAACAGCGCAAGAGCTAGAAGATTGGGCTAGTCACAATAGTGTCCACTAGAAATGAAAAAATCGCTCTTGATAAAATTGCCCGACTCGGATGTATTGTCTGTAGTGCCGCCTATGGGATTGAAATGCCAGACGTACAATTACACCACGTTAGGCGGTTTGGTCAGCCCCGCTCTACATCCCCTTGCTTACCGCTTTGCTTTGAACACCATCTCGGAAACACCGGAATTCACCTTATGGGTCACAAAGGTTTTACAGCTAAACACGGCTTTACCCAGGAAGCGTTATTGGAGAAAGTACAAGAATTGTTAAATGACCGATGAAGAAATTGAAAATGCTTGGTATTCTTTAGGATTACGAGGCGTAGCTAGTGCTAATGAATGGAATACACGCTATAGATTTGCTAGAGAAATAGAAAAATTAGTTAAAGCTCAAGAGGATCAAACCCCAATTCTTTCCCAATCTGGTGCGCCCTGCGCCTAAATGTAGCATCATGCTTTAACCAAGCATCCGTTATAGTGCCAGATCGACTCATGTGGATCATTTCATGCGCTACAGTTTTAATAACTGTTTCCATAAACCCACATCTAGCCGCAGAAATGGTAATCGTATGCTCATGCTTTTCCCCTTCATCGTACATATAAGTACCCATTGTTTCAGGATCATAGTCAACTATGAATTTAACTTCTTCTGGCAATGGAAGTTTCCATTTTGAAAATGGTTCGCAACAATACAAAGTTGCATATATGTTATTAAGGATAGTTGAAGTAAGTTTCATGCCATCATGCGAGGTGTTTAAGTTTTGCGTGAGGAATTACAGTGCGAGTATCTGTAGAATAAGCTCCACAAGCCTTGCATTGATAACGTTGATAAGCACCAGTAGTTGTATATCTAAACCCTTTGCTGATTAATGATGGTTTAGCGCAAGTAGGGCAAACAAACCCATCCCTATCTTTCATTAAAGCCATATTTACTGGGGTTTTAATCCAGGGTAAAAGCCTGTTATACAACTTTTCGAGCAATAAAACGTCTTGAATATTGTATTCTTTCATGGTTGCCCATGCTTTTTTATCATTTGCCATACATTTAATCCACAGCGTATGGCCTTCATGCTCTTTCTTTTTGCCCAATCCTAAACGCTGCGCCACATAATCGAGCTTATTGCTTGGAAATCTAAATTGACTTTTGACCACTCTTAGCAAATCTATTTGTTTCATAGGTGGTGGTGGAGTCATTTTGTGAAGCAAGAATTCCTTGTTTAACGTGGGCATATCGAACTTTGTGCCGTTGTAATGGCAGACTGCATCCGCATCATCTAAAAGGCTGTGTATGCCCTCTAGCATCGCTTTAGACGTACTTCCGTACACAGAGTCAAAATACACAGTTTCTTCACCTAACCATTTAGCTGAATAACACATAGTGTATGATGATTCAAGAAGTTGGGAAAGACCTACGTTTTGTTGCCATATTCCCCAAACGTGTGCCACATTAGGTGATGTTTCTATATCAAGCAACAGAATCTTCAAAATCTTCCCCTTTTGGTATAAAGTAATGAAACACTAACACATAATTATATATAATCAATGACTTATGCTAAAAGAGTTGACTCAAATCATTCACTTGTGGTTAAAACGCTACGAGAGCTTGGTTGTTCTGTATTTGATACGTCTAGGGTTGCTGGCGGTTTTCCCGATCTCGTGGTTGGAAAGAATCAGAAAACGGCTCTTGTTGAAGTAAAGCGAGATGAAAAATCTAAGTTCACTCCATACCAAAATACCTTTATGCAAAACTGGAAAGGTTCAACTGTAGTTAGAATCCACGACATTGAAGGCGCAATAAATCTCGCAAAAACTCTTGAAAAAGGGTAAAATAGTATTATTATTTGTAAAGTATCAACCCATTTAAAAGGAAAAATCATGGGAATCATGGATTCAATGAAGGGCGCAAAAGGCGCATCAGGCGAAAAGTTACCTAAAGGTGCTATTGCTTCAGACATGTCAGGCGAGCGTAAATCTAAGTCTATGCGTGGTGGCGTTGCAATGGGAAAAGAAGATAAAATTGGCTCTGACAAAGAGTTCAATACAGGTCGTACTGAAGGCATTTGCTACGAGCATAAAAAAGACGGCTACCGATAAAAAGCTACAGCTCATAGGGAACGGTAACTCCCTACAAGCTGTATAACCAACACAATAGGGTAATATTGATATGGCTGAAGTAAATTTTACAACATTTAAACCTTTGGGGGACAAGATTATAGTCCGCCCAGATGTTCGTGTTTTAAGCGATGTGATCTTTGTAGATAACAAGGAAGCTCAGAACATGGGAACAGTAGTGGCAGTAGGCCCTGGTAAAAAGCTAACTGCCGAGCGTAGAGAAGCAATGCCAATAGAAGTAGGCGCACGAATCCGCTTTGGAACTATGAATGATGATCCTAAAGAGGAATATCTTAAATTCACGCCAATTGTTCACGAAGGTGAAAAATGTTTAATTCTTTCATGGCAGGATGTATGTTGGGTGGAAAATGAATAATTTTTATACTTATGCTCATACAAAGCCTGATGGGTCTATTTTTTATATAGGTCAAGGCACA